TACACCCTGAACTAGCCCGCCAGTGGGGGACGGTCATCTTCGATGAGGCGCACTACCTAAAAGGGCGCAAGACGAAATGGACCCTCGCCGCCAAGCAGATTCGCGCCGATCGAACCTACATGCTCACCGGCACACCGCTCCCAAATTGGGCACACGAGGCGTTCGTGCTGTTGCAGCTGCTCTACCCCGAGGAGGCGAAGGCGGGGCGCTGGCTAGGCAGCTACTGGCGCTGGGTTGAAGAATGGTTCGAGATCGGAGAGCAATACGGCAAGGGCGGCGTGGTCGTGTCCGATCATGTGGTGGGCGACTTCCGCAAGGATCGCGAGTGGGGGGACTTCATCTCTCAGAACTGGCAGGACCGGATGCTGCTACGACTGCGCGAGGACTGCCTCGACTTGCCGCCGCTGACCGAACAGACAATCCGCGTCGACATGCACCCGGCGCAGAAGAAAGCCTACAAAGAGTTGAAGAAGGACTTCGTCACGTGGCTGGACAGCGGAGCGGAGATCGCCGCATGGTCGTCGGCGGGCCAGCTGGTCAAGCTCGCGCAGGTCGCCACCGGGTTGGAGGTGCTTGAGCCGGGTTCCCGCGCTTCTGGCAAGCTCGACGCTCTGCAGACCCTGCTCACGGACAGGCCCGCCCCTACCCTTGTCGTGGCGCACTTCCGAAACAGCGTGGAGGCGTGCGCGGATCGGGCAGCGGAGGCTGGCAAGTCGTCGGTGATCGTGCACGGCGGCACCTCGAAGAAGATGCGTGGGCTGTCGGTGCGAGCCTTCCAGGCTGGTCAGATCGACGTGCTGTGCGCGACCATCGACACGATCAGCGAGGGCCTGACGCTGAACGCGGCCGACCAGGTCATCAAAGTGGAGCGCAGCTGGCGCCCTAGCCGCAACGAGCAGGTCCTGCGCCGCATCCATCGAATCGGCCAGGACAAGCCCGTGACGGCCATCGACCTTGTGACCCGCGGCAGCGCCGATGAGCGCGTGTTGAAGGTCCTCGCCGGCAAGACCGACCAGCAGATGAAGGCGCTGGGTCTAGCGGATCTACGCTCGCTGGTCGACTAGTACAAACGGCCAATGTTCTTGATAGCCCTTGACAACGAGGCGCAAGTGCGCGATACTTGAAACATGGACAAGCGAAACAAAGGACCGGGAATGAAACTGACAGAGCAACAGCGAGCAGAGGTCGAAGCTGAGGGCATGGCGCAGGTACGCGCGCATGAGAGGCGCTGTGCAGCCGACCGTCGCTACAGCGACACCATCCTCTTCGGTGGCGTGTCGATGCTAGTCGAGCACAAGGATGACCGGCGCATCCCGCCTGAGGTCGCTGAGCGCCAGCGGCTCACCTACCAGCAGATAATCAACGAGGAGGCGTGATGTCACAGCAGCAAGCGATCACCTACTTCGCAGCCTGGCTCGCCTGGTGGAAGTCGCCCGGAGAGCTGGACGAAGAAGAGCCAGCTGTTCCCGCCGGCCTGGATCGGTATTGGGCAGCTAAATTCAAGAGCGCCGCGCACCTAGTAGCGGGTGTAGTAGAGAGAGGTGTGTGATGGCTCGCATTGATCTAACGGCTCGAGCTGCTTACAATCGCGCTTATCGGCTAGCAAACAAAGAGCGTCTGGCTGAGCAGCGCCGCACTTACGTAAGCGTCAACCGAGAGACAGTCGCCACTTATAACCGGGCATGGTACGCCTCACACAAAGAAGAACAGACCGCATACAAGCGCACTAGATATCTCGCTTACCGCCTAGCAAACATAAGGAAAATGGAAGCGAACTCACGACGACAAAACGCCGTTCGCAAGGCGCGCAAGCTGACTGCTCCTGTCATTGAAGCGATCGATCGCGCTATTGTGTACGAGCGCGATAAGGGCATCTGCGGGATCTGCAGAAAACCAGTCGACTCTGATTGGCATCTCGATCACATCATCCCGCTATCTCGTAGCGGCGAGCATAGCTACGCGAACGTCCAGGTCAGCCATTCTCGATGCAATCTCTCGAAGGGAGCAACGCGATGACACGGAGGAGACTAGATCCTTTTGAGACCGACATTAGCATTGAGGAGCGGCGGGACCGTGCGCCCGGCTACCTCGCGAAACTGAAACGCGAGTACGGCGACCAGAGCTGGGACGAAGAGATCACGATCACCGGCATCTCGACATTCGATGAGATTACTGGTATCGTGACACTGTTCGCTCTGACCGGAAGACCGCCAAGAGACTTTGACCCTTACCGCGAGAGCGGGCAGTTCCGAACCATCAACGTCAGTGAAGTCCAAACGACCAAGGAGGTCAGCATGGCCACGAAAACGAAACCCACAGTGACGAAAACCCCCACAACCAAGGTCGGCGCGAAGGCGAAAGCCGCGAAGCCGTCGAAAGCCAAAGCATCCGCCGAGACGTCGTTGGGCCGCAACGCTGTCGCCCGCCTGCGTCAGATTGAGGCGCTAGCGATGCGCGAGGCCGGCAAGACGTTCAAGGAGATCACGGAGAAGCTCGGCTTCGCCAACGCGGGCGCCGCACACAACGCCGTCAAGCGCGCCAAGGAGGTAGCTGAGAAGAAGTAACCGACCGGCCGCGTGAGCGTGAGGCTAGCAGATCGAATCTGCTCGCGGCCGCTGCCCGGCAATGAAGCCGGCGACAACAACGAAAGGACCGGGAAATGGACACTGCACTAACAGCAGCGCAGTACAAGCGGCTCGACAAGCTCCCCGAGCACGCGAAGGTCGTCGGCTGGAGTTGGAAGAAACGCGGGCCGATCATCGCGATCGGTGGGGAGCGCCAAGCGATCAACCGCCTGGGGATACTATGTCCGGCCTAGTGGAGGATCGGCTGCTGCGCGAGATCGAGGAGTTGAAGCAGATCCTGCGCGACGCTCGATACGTGCTGGAAAACCCGTTCAGTCATCGCCCGCCGAAGCGGCTGGTGCTCGAAGCGATCGACAAGGCGCTGTGATGGAGCTACTCGTCACAGGGACAATCAAGCTGAACGCTGGCGATGATTCGATGCTGCAGCTCTACGAAGAAACGCACACGCGTGATCAGGCAATCCTCCAGATCGCACAGGATCTGCTGGGGGCTACGGGTTTCGTAGTGGAGGAAGCAGAGGAGGTATGAGCCTCAGAGGAGGTCCGATGACGATTCTGAGGTGGTGGTACAGGCTCGGTCTGCGGTGGACCGAGCGTCAGTGCGAGCGACACGGCGGCGACTACTACAGCAACGGCTACCCTCGCTTGCTCAGATGGTTCGGGTGGGACTGATGCCGGCGGCTAGCCTCGCGGAGTTTGAAGCAGAGCTGCGTGAGGCTCAGGCCCGCTACGGGCACCACATGCAGTGGGAGCGCGGCAAGGACGGCAAGCTACGGCCGGTCGACATCGCAGCCATCGAGCTACCTGAGAACGAGATATGGCGCTCTAGTACAAACGTCCAGAAGACTTAGGTTGTGGGCGCCGATGGGCGATACTTGAAGCATGGACACCACGACAACACAAAGGACCGGGACCATGGACAACGACACGCTCAATAGCATCATGAAGATCGCCGCCGCAGACGGCGCCGACCGGCTCCTCTGGCACATGACCCTTCTAGACATCCAGGAGCTGCCTGAGGTAACCCCCGCGATGGTCGAAGCCAGCATGGACTGGAGGACCCAATGAGGGACCTAGAGTTCTCACCAGATGAAGAGACCCGCGTGAAAGAGAGCGAGGCACGTTTCCTCAAGCACAAGCGCACAGGCGACAGCGACCGCAGAACAGTCGCACACCACGTGGAGCAGGAGCGCAGGGAGGGCTCCCGCCGAGCGATCGACCGGATGCAAGCGACCCACGAGGAGATCCACCGAATCGCAACAACACGCGCCACGATCAGCGAGCACTACGACGAGGACATGGCGGAATGGGCGGACCCGCAGGTGACACGATGAAGCCCGACGCAAGCTACGACGACTCGCGCGCGGAGGAGGCCCTCGCACTACTAGACGACGAGCTAGATCGCTGTCCTGACTGCGTCGAAGGGCTGACCAACGACGTTCAGGACGGGGAGCCGGTAGTTGAAACATGTGCACTCTGCCACGGAACAGGAACACAATGAATCTCAGAGCCATTCTTCACGCGACCACCTACACGCTCCGCTACTACGTGGCGCTCGTAACCGGGCGCCCACCGCGCGTGCCTTGACGATCACCGCTCTGTGTAGTACGCTGTGCGGGCACGTGGACTGAGGGCAACGGGCTATCGCCTAGCATCCTACAGCCACACCCGAGCAAGGGGCAGCCGCCCACACAGGTGGTAGGGCTGCCCTCTTGTCGGGGCACACAAAAAACTCACACACAACAGAATAGAAATTGGAGGTACTGATGGCGGAAGCCCTCACTGACTCCCAAGAGATTCTCTGCGTTCTGTACTACGGGGACGGAGGAACAGGAAAGACCACCGACCTTGCTCACATGGCGGATCTCGGCAAGGTGGTAATCGTCAACGCTGAGCGAGGCGTCAAGCGAAGTGCGCTCGAGCGCAGCGGCGTCAACGTTGACAACATCGAGGTATGGCCTCCGCCGGGTGAGAAAGTCACCTACGAGGGCCTAGAGGCCGAGTGGCTTCGCTTGTATGAAGCGCTCAACAAGGACCCAGACGCCTACGTTGGGTGGATCTGGGACAGCCTCACAGAGGTCTACAACGTCCTCTTCGATTCGGTGAAACTAGCCGGCGAAGAGTGGGAAGCGCGCACGCAGAAGAAGCGCGATCCCCGCTCGGACTACGGAGACACAAACGACCAGGTTCGTAAGCTGATTCGCAAGGCACGCGACCTGCCGTGTCACTTTGGAGCGAGTGCTCTGGAGCGGCGCGACCAAGATAACGACGGCACTATCGTCTACCGGCCATCTATCGCGCCTGGTCTGATGAAGGACATGGCGATGTGGTTCGACATCATCGTCCATAAGTCAGTGGTAGAGGTCGGTGAGGACGAGCAGTACGTGGGGCTCTTCAAGCCCCTCGGGAAGTATCGCGGTAAAGATCGCTTCAAGGTCATGCCGCGACAGGTAGTTTCACCATCCTTCGATAGAGTTCTCGCGTATGTCGAGGAGAGCCTGACGGCACCGGATGACCCGGTGATGCAGAAAGCGCAGAAGGAGCGAGACGCACAAAAGAAAAACACGAAAAAAACGGAGGATGAGTAATGCCCAAGTTGAACAAAAAACAGGCTAAAGGAGTCGATGACGCGTCCGGTAGTTTCGAGCCGCTTGACGATGGTGTCTACCACGCACGACTTCGCGGAGTCGAGACCAGCGATGAGCCCGGACCTTCCGGCTCGCATTATTGGAAGTGGGAGTTCGAGGTCGTAGAGGAGCCATACATCAACAGGCGCCTCTGGACGAACACGAGCCTCGCTGAGGCGGCAGCGTTCAAGCTCAAGGAGGCATTCGAGGCGTTCGGTGAGGACACTGACACCGACACCGATGAGCTATGCGGCCGTGTGGTGCGCTTGGTCGTGTCGACCGGCGTGATCCAGAAGGGCGCTCGTAAGGGCGAGCCGAACAACTCCATCGACCGCATCACAGCAGCTGCCGATGACTTCGAGCTACCTGAGGGTGCAGAGGCCGCGGCAACGAGCGTGGAGGGCGATCTGTTCTAACCAAGGAGGTGCAGGGGCTGCAGCTGCGGCGAGAGTTCCCCCCGGTCCCCTCTCGCTAGTAGAAGCTCGCATGTAAAAGACCCGACCAACACGGGCGCCCATATTGGTAACTAGTACAAACGGCCAACTTCGAGATCTCCCCTTGATTTCCAGGCGCTCACCTGCTTTACTTCTGAATACAACAAACGAGGAGATAAGATAATGAATAAAAAAGATACAATAATTGCTGTCCTTGATAACGTAAGCGGAGACGGGATGCTGCTCACTGAACTAAGAACCGCGCTAAGAGACTCCGGGCTGCGCGCGCCTTCAGGCGAACCGTACTCCACACAAGAGATTAGTGCCGTCGTTGGGGGCCCCGGAAACGTTGGAAATACGCTCGTAAATGAAAAGAGAGTGAAAGTGGTCGGTCCCCGTAAATCCCGCCGGTATTTCACTAGAGAACATTGACTCGTCTTTGGTCATACCCTGGAGGGAAGGCGAGTATAGCAAAGTGGCTCGTTGATGAGCTGCCTGAGCCGAGCGTGTTTCATGAGCCGTTCGTCGGCAGCGGTGCGGTCGCTATCGCCGTTGCTGAGCGCTACCCACATACACAGATCAAGGTAAACGACCTAGACCGCTACACTAGTTCTGTCTGGAAGTGCATCGCAGACCCGAAGAAAACACGAGAACTAGCAGCGCGCATTACCGATGAGCCCAAGCCAACGACGAGCACATTTGAGGCATGGCTAAATACAACTCCACGGAACGTTATCGAACGAGCGCTTCGGAGTATATTTCTTAGTAAGACATCGTTCTCGGGGTTGAGTCGTACCCCGATCGGTGGGAAGAATCAGCAGAGTGCGTGGGGGGTAAACATCAAGTGGAAGCCCGAACGGATCGTGGGAGAGCTTGAACGCCTCACGAATATATTTTCGGGTCGCCTAACTGTCGGGAGTATGGATATACTCACTTATCTAGAGCAGATCGAGTCTACAGATGTCGTATATCTTGACCCCCCCTACTTCAAAGCCGGGCGACTCTGCTATCAGGAGTCGATGACTTCGCGGCAACACATCGAACTAAGCCTTCATCTTGAGCACCTCAACGCTCCGTGGTTGCTCTCTTACGACAACGCCCCAGAGATAAAGATGCTCTACTCCTGGGCCAAAGTTGACACTATCTCGATGATCTATCGGATGTCCCCCAACAATCAAAAATGGAAACCAAAAAATGAGTTGCTGATACGTCATGGCTAAGCTACGCGACGCGCAGGAACTGGACAAACTCGGCTGGCGTGTAGTCGCTGCGCCGTTGGCGGGTAAGGCGCCTCTAGGAAGTTGGAAATCTGCGCAGACCGAGCCCGCGACACCCGACGAGCTGAAAGAGGCGTTCGCCAAGGATCGCAACATCTTCATCATAACCGGGAGCATCTCCCGGTTAGCTGTGCTCGACTGCGACGATCAAGTCTCGCTCACCTACTGGCGCGAGCGGCTGGGCGACGTGCTAGACGAGACAACTTGTGTTGCGACCGGGCGGGGGAAGCACTTCTACTTCCGCCTCGCAGAGGACGAGTCCCATAAAGGCCGATCCAGTCCAGGCGGCAACTCCGGAAAGTGGGACATCAGAGCGGACGGTGGTGGAGTCGTTGCCCCGCCTAGCGTACATCCCACAGGCCGCGTCTACCGCTGGGGGCAGGGTAGAGGCCCGGACGCCCTACAGGACGCTCCAGCAGAGCTATGGGCTGGTGAGAAGAAAACGGGACCTGCGAAGCAGGGTCCCTCTTCGATACTCTCACACCTGCTCGGTAACCCGCCTGAGGAGGGCGGGCGCAACAACTGGTTAGCGAAAGTGGCAGGTCACTACGCCAAGGAACTCAAGCACCAGGACGCCTTCGAACAGACGATCCGCGGTCTCGGTCAGTCGATAAACCTAGAGGATGAGGAGATCGAGAAGCTCATAAAGTCGATATGGACCGCCGAGCAATCCAAGGAGGGGCGCGCGGCCCCAGAGCCGGCTGTGGAAGGTGAGGGCGGCAACTGGCGCATCGCTGAATGTACGGAATCATCCGGCTATCTGATGAGCGGCGACACTCGCATCCTCACGCAGATCCGCGAAAAGATAATGGACGACGATGAGAGAGCCTCCTCTCGCCTAGCACTCGCGCCCTGGCTGAATGCGGACCTGCGCGCTATCGGGATCTTCGAGATGCCAGACGAGACCCGGCTCTATCACGTAGAGATTCGCACGCCAAACCGGGTCTATGAAGGCGACGTCAGTTCCAAGACGCTAGGCGACAGCCGGCAGCTAGTGCAGTGGCTTGCGGGCTTCGGGGTCAGCCTAGCGGCCCCGGACGGCATCTTCCCCCGTGGGATGGCGTCAGGAGCCCGTCTGGTGCGCTACCTGGAGGCCCAGCAGCCGCCTGTGCAGCTAGCCGTCGTCGCGTTAGGGTGGCACGAGGAGTCATCAGCGTTCATCACGCACGACGGCCTGCTGCGCGCCGATGGATTCGCCCCGTTTGAGGCGGTCAGACCAGCCCCTAAGGTCCGCGCGTGGGCGCCGTACGTGTACGGGTTAGAAGGCGCCGAGCACGACGCCCGCGCGACCCTACAGGAGGTGCTCACGTTCCACGACGAGCGCGTCGCGGCGGTGTTCGGTGCATGGTGGGCAGCCTGCCTCCTGAAGCCGCAGATTGCGAAAGAGTTCAGCCAGTTTCCTTTCATGGCGCTGGAGGCTCCGAGTGAGAGCGGCAAGACCACCGGGTACTTTCCGCTGATGCTAGAACTCGCCGGCAACACGCAGGGCAACAGCAACCCCACACGGGCAGCCATGCGCGACTATCTCAGCGCACACCGCTCAGGCATCGTGTGGGTCGA